AGATGAGCGTTGAAAGAGAACTTGGTGAGATGTCGAGCCGCTTGCGCACATTAGAGCGTGAGATGTCTGAAACTAGAGAAACGCTAAAAGAACTGCATGACCTAGCATTGCAGGCGAAAGGTGGCTGGAAAACCCTGATGTTGGTGGCTGGCTTTGCTGGGATGATCGGTGCGCTGGGCGCGAAGATCGCAATGATCATCGGGTTTCTTCCAAAATAAAATGAGCGCAATTACAACAGGACGGATCGGTGAATATATCGCCGCTGCCGTTTGTGAACTTCATGGCTGGAAAACAGCCATATCTCCTGCCGCTGGCTTTGATATGGTCGTCACCAAAGGCGATAAGGTTTATCGTTGCCAGGTCAAGGCCTCAACATTTCACAAGCCAGATGGCAATAGGTACAAAGATGGCAAGCTGCAATGGCACTTTGGCATCGGCTCAGATAAGCGGCACCCAACCATTTCAGATTATGACTTCGCTGCTTGCGTCAGCATCCCCCAAAGGCGTTGTCATTTTGTCCCAATCGAAAACATCAACCAGCTAACGATGTCGCGCTCTGCGGCGATCTTCCACGATCTTAACATCGAAAGCACCTCATTCAATGAAACAATGGAGACTCTAAATGAGCGCACTGCTCGACCTGATCAAAGAGCATGAGGGCGTTGTCAAACACGCTTATCAGGACTCAAGAGGTTATTGGACTATTGGTGTCGGACGGCTCATCGATGAGAAGCTGAAGGGCGGTTTGTCTGATGATGAGATCAACTATCTTTTGGCAAACGACATCCAGCGTTGTGAAGATGAGGCGATGCAATATCCCTTTTATCCTAAGCTCGATGAGCCAAGAAAAGCTGTCATTCTTTCAATGCTGTTCAACTTGGGTAAGCCAAATTTTGATAAATTTCAAAATTTTCAAGCGTCGATGCTGGTCGGCGACTTCAACTTAGCAGCAAACGAGATGCTTAACTCGCGCTGGGCAACGCAGGTTGGTCACCGCGCCAACCATCTCGCACAGATGATGCGCACAGGAGAGTGGAAGTGAGTGTTGAGAGCATCGCACAAAAAATGCTCGATTTGAAAATCCTGCCTCGTTTTATGATGGTTGTGATGACATTGGTTTACATCCGTGTCATTGAGTGGGGCATCTCTCTGGAAGATTTATCAACTCAGCAAAGCGCGATGATTTCTGTTGTAAGTGGAAGCATGACAGGGTCATTAGCCGTTTGGCTTCAAAGCGAGAAAGGCTGATGTATCAAGCAATAATTGTGGCCTGTTTGGTCAGCACCGCCCCAGCCTGTCCAAACCCTGTGACACTTGAGACGCAGCGTTGGCATGAAACTGAGCGTGAGTGCAAAGCGGACGCTCTGGCGATGGCTGAGAGTGTTCACCGATATATGGAAGGCTACAAGGGCAAAAGCTGGCGCTGCCGCTATATGCCTGAAGGAGTTTTGACAAGATGATTGCAATTTTGGGCAAAATATTGGGTTCAGGTGATGTCATCAAAAAAGGCATGGACTTGATCGATGATATGCACACCTCTGATGAAGAGGCTATCGCTGCAAAAAGCAAAGCGAAGGTCGATCTTTTGAATAGCTATGCGCCCTTTAAAGTCGCCCAGAGATATTTGGCGTTGATGTTTGGTGGCACATATTTGTCAGTGTTTGTGATCGTCATGGGCATGACCCTGATTGGCGAGGGCGACATCGATAGCGTCAAGGCCGTTATGGGCGACTTCTATATTGGCGAGATCATGTTTGCCATCGTGGCCTTTTATTTCGGTGGTGGCGCGTTTGAAGGCGTGATGGAAAAACGCGCTAAAAAATAGACTCGTGGCAACACAATCCCCCCTATTAGATGTTGTGGCAACACAATGGCAACACAGCGATTCGCTTTAGGTTTTCCGCCAGTTTCGCTAGGCTCATAACCTGAAGGTCGCAGGTTCAAATCCTGCCCCCGCAACCAAAAATCCCCTTATATCAATGATTTACAACCCCTCAAGATTTTTATCTTGCAGGGGCTTTCTGTGTTTGGCTCTATGCTTAGTGGCAACACAGTGGCAACACACCGTCAGGTTTTTTGTCTTTTTTGCTCATAATTGCTTTACTATTGCGCATAAATGCTTATATTGAAGTTATTAGGTAATCAAAAGGGAGACTAAAATGACCAATTATAACGTAAAGCACAGCGGACAGGGGTTACTTACTGTTTATCAAGACGACAAAGAAACCTCTTGGAAAATACAAAACAAAAATGGGCGGTGGATGTTGTACTGTGTTCTTGATGGCAAAACTCACGAACACCCCAGAGATTTCGCTGATATAATTCACGACCCAGAAAAGTTATCGCTTCATTTGGGCGGGGTATTTGACTGCCGTACTCGCAACTTGGCTTCGATATGATGGATATTTATGTAGGCGATCCGTATCAGACGGAACTATCAAATAGGGACGGCTCCAAGCGCACGACTTGGGCTGTCTCTTACAAAGACCTTACAGGCAAACGCAGACGCATCTTTGCGCAATCGGAGTTTGACATCCGGCGCAAGCTCAAACAGCTTGAAGTTGATTTGCAGACAGGCAAGCATAATGCGCACCGCATCGGGTTCGACAAGGTTGCGATTGAGGCTCTTGATGCACGAGCAAAATTGGTCGGCAAAAAGAACGGCATCAGAGCGCAGACCTATGATAATGATGAGCGTCATTTGCGTCTGTATCTGACTCCGCATTACGGCAATCAGCAGATGAAGCTGATCACAACAGGCGATATCAACCTGTTTATTGACCGAATGGCCTCTGATGAGGTAGCTCCCAAAACACAGCGCCATATCATCAACACGCTAAATATGGTCTGCAAATATGCTGTGGCAAAAGGCTATCTACTGACCAACCCTTGTCAGAAAGAGGACAGGCAACAGATACGTGGCTCAATGGGTGAGCGGAGCGGTTATCATGCAAACGAGGTGCAAACAATATTGGCGCAAAATATGACCCTGCAAGTTCGCGCCATGATAATGACCGCCGCATTTACTGGCCTCGCCGCAAATGAGCTTCAGGGGCTTCAATGGAAGGACGTTGACCTCTACGCTGGCACAGTTTCGGTGGAGCGCACAGGCTTCAGGTATATGGTTCAGGACGAGACCAAGACAGAGTATCGCCGCCGCACCCTGCCAATGCCGTCAGGATTGATTAAGACGCTCCGTGAGTGGCAGTTGCAATGTCATAGCCAAGTCTGGGTTTTCCCCGCTGTGAGCGGACGTATGGGCGAGCAAAACGCATGGCGCAAGCTCATTGCGACCGTGTGCCGCCATGCAGGTGTCGATGATAAAGGGCTTGGGGGTTTCAGGAAGTTTTACCACACCCAAATGGAGATGGCGGGTGTGCCAGAGTCTATCCGCAAATATCGGATGGGTCACTCCAAGCGGTCAACTACAGCGAAGATACATTACACAGACGCAGATATATCAGCCGCACAAAACGTGGCAGATATTGAAACCATCGCGGCTGGCGTCTCTCCATAATGACCGAATATTGGGCGTGATGTGGAGCCATATGTCTGCCGCTCCATACCCAGCCCTTTTCTTCATATTGCTTGATTTGACTGTGCAAAACGTAGCGCAGAATTATTTTACGCGCCAAACCCGCCAGCCTTTATAAGGTATCTTTTCGATTGTATAAGAGCCTGTGCCATATCGGTGGCGCAACGCATAGCGAAGTTGATCGACCTCTTTTGCTGTCGGTAAAACAACGCTGTCGCTTGGCTTCATATTAATAGCTGTCAGACCAAACTTTGATTTTGCCCGACCACGCATGGGCAGCGGGATGCCTTTTTCTATTGTTAAAAGTCCGTCCATGTTGCTTCTCCCTTTTGTAACCTCTCCATCCGCCGCCACACATCTTCAAAGCAAGAGCGGCTGCACAGCAATTTCTTTGCGCCATTTACAAGCCAGCCAGAACCGTTTAAATCAATCGGTTTCTCGCAAGCGGTGCAATGTTCGATACGTGCCGTGACTCGTGTTAGTTTGCTCTTTTTTCTGCGTGCCAAACTTTCCCTCGCTGAGTGGCATATGACAGGAGCCGCAGCGCATCACATCTGGCTCGTCATCCCAGCGCCGCGCTCTGGTCAAACGCCCACAAAAATCACAAGTTATGTGCCTCTGATATATCTGCCGAAACATCATCAAGCCTCTTCAACGCCTTACCGATTAGCTCCAACCCAAGTTGCGCTTGCTGTTTTGGTGTCATCTCTTTTTGTGCTTGATTGCTGCCAATAACCAACAACACGCCATCAGGATTCGGTATGCAGAGGATGGGGTGAACATCCTCTGGCTTTTTTATCCAATCATCGTTAAACGATGTGTCGATCATTTGCTCAGAAGGGGATCGCGTCATCTAGAGGAGCCTGCTTCTGTTGTTCTGGTGGCGGGGCTTGCTCTGCGCTTCGCTCTTTCCACTCACTGACTTTTAATCCCAGATATGGCTTCCCACCTTTGCTGGTGTTCTTCCACGCTGAAACGCTGTATTTGACACCTTCGATGGTGACCTCACCGCGCATATCAGGGCGCATTTCGTTGTCACCTTTGTCATTTGGGAACAGCGCCCCTTTCATTTCATTGTCCACTGATCTCATCCTTTCTCTTGCTAAACTTCTGGATCGTGTGTTGGTCAGTTGGTTTGACCTTATTGAACAGGGCAACCAGTTCGTCTCTGGTTTTTGCCTGTTGCAATTCTTCATCAAGCGTCAAAGGGGCAGCCCCTGACCCTACGGATTTGGTCGCAGAGTCAGGGGGCGAACCTGAAAGGAGGGAGGAAGTACCTTTCGGTTCATCATCGAAATAGCCGTTATCAGCGCCATCATTATCAGCATCCTCAACACCTTTTTCGGTGCCAAATAATGAGGCCAAGCCATACCGCTTGGCATAGGTAATCGCGCCCCCAACCTTCTGATTGTTAGTGCGGTCATCGACTATGACTGGATATCGGCTCTCCCTTTTTTCACCTGACTCATGCAGCATCACACTGCGCACGAAAATCATGTCTCCTTCAAAATCCACCTCTTGCGTAAATGCCAAGCCATATTGAGCGGCCTGTTTCACGTTAGATATCACTGCGCCAATGGACGCATATTTTGATCTGTTACCCTGTTTATCAGCCTCAAAACCCGCAGTTTTTTTCTGAAACTGCACCAAAGCCTTTGCTAGTTCACTCATTTATAACCTCGATTTTTTTCGCATTATTTTTGGCAACCTTTACACGGATGCCATGACCAAAGGCTTCAGAGGCGTGAGGCGGCACAAGTTTCTTTATGCCTGCCTCTGCCTTTTTATATGTCTCCGCCGCACCAGCCGTTTGGATGAATGTGTTGGCAAGTTGTTCCCACCTGGCATCGTTGTTGCTCTGGGTCATATCGACAGGCAAACGATCTTCTGGTGGCAGGATTATCTCTTGGCGCTCAACCTCATCGGGATAGACGCCCATCTCAATACACCCCATGAAATAGGTGGCTAGGCCAATCAGGTGCTTTGTATATTCTGGATCAAGTCTTACCTCGTGAAAGGTTGGCTCATTGCCGCCTTTGAGGATTGACAACAGCCCATATTCGACAGGCCGTCCCAGCGCTTCAGATAACAAAAAACCGTTCCAATGAAGCTGCGGGGTGTATTTGCGCACCAAGCGAGGGATCACATCTGACCACTCCTCGCCCTTCATCGGCCTGCCCATCGTGAACTTTGCATCGAATACGGCGGCTGAGTCTTTATAATTGTGAACCGCGCCATCTAAGGTGCAACGCATAAAGTCGTGCTTCTTGCCGTTGATCACTCTTTGGCGGTCAATGATTTCGATGCCTTGCTTATATTGACACCATTCGGTGTTCACTTCTTCTGTGACATAGCCCATCAAGACAGGCCAAACGGTCGAAAGGTCGAGGTCTGTACCCGCAACCTTGCGCTCATATAAGTCGTTTATTTCTTTGGGATCACCTGCGGCAAGAGTGTTTATTTCAGACCCGCCAATGGTTCTGCGCCTTTCATCAAGGCTTTTCTGACTCAAAGAGAATGAGCGGAAAAATGCAGGTATCTCCTGCACTTCCCCCTCATCTCCCTTTTTATGATCTCCAATGGTCATACCCCTTTTTACATTAGGGCATAACCATTGGTCAAGCATTTATGCTCATATATGCTATCTTGCGAGGTTTATTGAGATAACTGGTGCCACCCCTTTCAGTTCCTTTCCGAAGGTCTGTTCCTCTGAGAGCTCTGGCCTGAAATAGACGCCATTGCCAACAAACTCGCGGACTATTGCGACCAAACGATTGCCGCGCTGGATTGTCAGCACAACAATATCATTGTCTTTTACTGGCTCGTCTGGGTCACAAAAGAGAAAGTCACCATGCCGCAGGCGCGGTTCCATTGCGCTGCCGCAGTTAAACATACCAAACGCTTCTTTTGCTTTTGCCAAAACAGGCGGACGATCAATGCGGCTGGTCATTGCCATATCGAAGCGCACCGACTCGCCATCTGGCTCCGGCAAAGCATACACAGGGATATCATCTGATAGCATATGAGACGCAGGCTGATATTGATCAGGCGCTAAGATATCGTCCTCATCACATTTGAGGATTTGCGCCAAGCCAGCTAAGTGAGTGCCGACTCTTCTGCGTCCTTTTTCGATGCGGCTGTATTCAGCCTGATTGATGCCAAGTGACTCTGAGACTTGGCCTTGCGATAGTTTCTGCGCATCACGAAGTCTACGCAGGTTGTTTGGGTACTCCATAACTATAACCGATCTGTGCGGGTGGTGAAGTTACGCCCTTTGACGCAAATTTGCGAGGGAGCATTAAAGAATATTCTCGTTGCCCAAAGAGTGGCGGGGCTATTGCCCAATCGTTATGTCCAGCAAT